GTGACCAAGGAGGTCACGGCCATGTACGGCACGGCGGACAGCGTGACGGTCAGCCAGCACGACCACGGCAATACAGGGTCGATTGCTGCCGGCACCCATGTGCCGAGGCCGGGGAGCTGACATGCCTGATCTCTACTGCGAGTGGAACAGCGACCTGATCGTGACGCCCTGGGGCGGGGTGCAGTCGGCGACAGGCTGGGACAACGTGCGTCAGCGCATCGTGCGCAGCCTCATCACCAACTCGGCCCAGGTGCTGCCAGATGGCGCCACCACCGAGCCGGACTATGTGTATCACCCGAGCTACGGTATCGGGGCTGGCTCTCTGGTGGGTCAGAATCCGACGCCAGCCTACCAGATGAGCCTCATCGCTCGAATCAACCAGGCGGTCCTCCAGGACGTGGCAGTGGATCCTGGGTCTCTGCCCACCGTGATCTTCCGCAACCCGCAGCCAGGGACCTGGGTAGTGTACATATCGGTGAAGCTCAGGGACCAGACTACTGGGCGGCTGGCCGTTAAGATTGTCGAATGACCATTCCCAGCAAGACCTGGGGTCAGTTCGTACAGGACATGACCAATGCCTGGGGCGCCAGCCTGGGCATAGTGCCGGTACTGCCGCCAGGCGACTTCCTGCTAGCTGTCTTCGAGTCGTTCGCCACGCAGCTTGACTTCCTGCAGGCCCAGGCGTTCCTGATTCTTACGCTGACCCGAGCCGCTACCTCGACGGGTGCGGACCTCGACACGTTCTTCGCAGACTTCGACTTCCCTCGCCTGCCGGCCACGTTCGCAACTGGGCCGGTGATCTTCTCCAGGAACCTGCCTGCCCCGTCGCCCACCCCGATCGGTGCCGCCACTCTGGTGGGCGGGGTGTACCAGGGCGGGACACTGGTCCAGACGGTCGGCGGCGCCAACGTGTTCCGGGTGGTGCCGGACACCACGCAGACGACCTATGATCCGATCTCGAACAACTACGTGCTGCCAGCAGGTGCCACCTCACTCCAGGCTACGGTGGTGGCACTGGTGGCTGGGAGCAGCTCCAACATTGCTCCTGGTGCGCTGCAGCTGGGCTCGCAGCTGGCAGGCATCGACACCGTCCTCAACCAGGTGCCGATCGCCAACGGAGTGGACCAGGAGAGCGACGCAGCCTACCGGGCGCGGTTCATACTGTACCTCAGCACACTGGCCAAGGCCACCTACTCGGCGATCATCGCAGCGGCGCAGGGGGTGCAGCAGGGCCTGCAGATCTCGGCGGTGGAGAATCAGACGCCGCAGGGCACGCCGCAGCTCGGGTGCTTCACGGTGTTCGTGGACAACGGCACCGGGTCGCCCGGTGCAGCCCTGCTGGCAGCTGTCTACGCAGCCGTGGACGTAACCAGGGCCTTCTCGATCCAGCCATTCGTGGCGGCCCCGTCGATAGTGAACGCTACAGTCGTCCTAGGCGTCCGGCTAGCTGCCGGTACTACGCTGGCGGCGGTCCAGGCGCTCGTGGGGGCCGCAGTTGCCGAGGTCGCGGACGAGCTGCCAGCTGGCGCGACTCTATTCGTCTCTGCTGTGGAGCAGGCAGCTCTCACAGTGCCGGGGGTACTGGCTGTCCAGCCGGGCACCCTCGTCAACGGGGTGGCTGCGGACCTCGTCCCCTCCCCGATCTCCGAGGTTCGGATCGCGCTCTCCAACGTGCAGGTCGGACAGTACTGATGGTGACTACTGTCGCTACTCTGTCCCCTGCTCAGTTCCAGCAGAGGCTGGCTGCTAACCTGCCTCCTGGGTGGTCCGGAGCTGACGCTCTCCAGAGTGGCGTATCCGGGACTCTGCTGAACTCGGGCGGCCAGGGATTGTCGTTCCTGGTCCAGCAGCTGCAGTATGTGCTGGCTGCGACTAGACTGACGACTGAGACCGCGCCTGAGTTGGACTTGGCGAGCGTGGACTTCTTCGGCTCTGCGCTGCCGCGACCATCGGGGATGAGCGACGCGGTCTTTGCGCAGTTGATCATCGACAGTCTCTTCAAGTCGGCCGCGACTCGACCGGCCATTGCTGCCGCGCTCCAGAAGTTGACGGGACAGGCTCCGCGCATGCTGGAGCCGTGGAACATCTTCGACACTGGGGTGTGGGGGCGCACTAGCTACTGGAATGTGGACACGCTGGCCAATCCGGCCAGGTGGGCCCCGACTGGGCTGCAGTATCAGGGCTTCGTAGAGACCATACCTGCGGCCGTCCCGGCGATCGGGCCCAACAACCCGATCTACTGTTGGGGCAGCGGCCCGCTGGGGCCATACTGGAACGTGCCTGGGTACTTCTTCGCCACGATCGCCGCCAACCCAGGTCGGTCGGTCTACGACGTGATCAACGAGCTGAAGGCCGAGGGGACCACGGTCTGGGTGAAGTTAGTCGGCGGTGCGCCGCCGAGCGGCACGATCGTGGCCCCCGGCGTCCCGACTACGATCGTCGTGGGTGCGATCACCTCGAGCTCCATCGCCCTCTCGTGGACAGCGCCGACTGTCGGAACGCCACCATTCTCCTACCTCGTGCAGTACAGGGTGACGGGGACCACGGCGTGGCAGATCGGACCGCTGTCGTCCATCACCTCAGCTGTCGTCGGCGGACTGGCGGCCAGAACTGCCTACGACCTGACCGTCACCGCGCAGAACAGTGCCGGACTGGCGACCTCCGTAATCGTCCACGGCACCACTCCAGCCGTCCCTCCTGGGCCAGCCACGAACCTTACCGCCACGCTGGTGCAGGCCACAGCAGTCACTCTGCTCTGGTCTGCGCCGACTGTCGGCACGCCGCCATTCAGCTACGTCGTTCAGTACAGGATTCTCGGCACCATACCATGGAGTACATTCACGGTTGGGGCGGGAACCATCGGGGTGACAGTCATCGGACTGTTGCCGGCCACGACCTACCAGTTCGAGGTTCTCTCGACCAACTAGGGCACTGCTATGTCCGCAGCATCAGGACCCGCTCCCGCCACCAATCTACATGTGGTCGCGATCTCGCCCACGAGCATGACGATAGGGTGGACTCAGAACGCGACTGGGTCGGGAGTCTCCTACGAGATACGCACTCGTGTCACTGGCACCGTCGGGTGGAATCTCCGCCCACGCTCCACGACCGGGAGTCAGCTGACCGTCTCCGCAGCTCCGGCTACACACTACGATGTGGAGGTTCTGGCCAAGAACACCATGGGAACAAGCACCTCTGCCATCCTTCAGGTGACCACACCAGCACAGGGAGTGGCCCCCGGACCACCGACTGCGCTGACGCCGTCCAGCATCACCACCAGCTCCGTGGTGCTCAACTGGGCGAATACTTCCATCGGCACCACGCCCATCACCTACCAGGTGCAGCAGGCCCCCCCAGGCTCACCTCCCGCATGGGTCAACGTCGGCAGCCCAGTGTCGGGAGGTCCGCTCTCGGTCAGCGGACTCCTCCCTGCCAGCAGCTACCAGTTCCAGGTGGTGGCACAGAACTCTGCTGGCTCCACGCCCTCGGCCGAGGTCAGCATCACTACCCTGGCGGTTCTGCCCACAGCACCAACTGGCCTGGCGGTGGTCGGCAGTCCCACAACGACCACGGTCTCCCTGCAGTGGGTCGCGTCTAGTGCCGGCACGCCGCCCATCACCTACGCGGTGGGGTTCAGGCAGACACTGCTCGGTGGCGCATTCGTGGCCGGGCCGACCACTGCTGGCACCACCGCAACGGTGACTGGTCTCGCTGCCGGCACGCTGTACGACTTCGAGGTCACAGCCTCCAACGGAGCAGGCACCAGTCCACCGTCCGCAGTCCTCTCTGGCGTGTCCACGCAGTCTGGCAATGTGCTACCGTCGGCTCCGCAGAATCTGGTGTCCACTGGCGCAACGCAGAACTCGGTGTCGGTCAGCTGGACGCCGCCGGCGCAGGGCACGCTGCCACTCCTCTACACCCTACAGTACAGGCCGCACTGATGGCAGTCCTAACCTTCAGCGACAGCTTCTCGACGCTGCCGCTCCACCGCACCTGGCGGACCGGCGACAACTGGATGCTGATCGCGCCCGGCACCACAGATGGGCGCGGTGGGCCGACCGACGGAGAGAGCGGCGACCAGTGGTGGGCGAATCCGTTCAACCCGAGCACTCCGGGGACGTCCGGCCTCTACACCCTGGCCCCTGGCGGCGGGCTGCGGATGGGCCTGATGGTGACCCCTCCGGGGGACGCGGCGTACATCAATGGGCAGGCCGGCGCCACCATGCCGTACTGCGGCGCCCTGCTGAACTCGTCGATGAACATCGACCAGAAGTACGGATACTGGCAGTTCGTCGTCTCGGTGCCTCGCATCCCAGGATTCACCTGGCAGGCCACCATCGAGAACGTGCAGCTCACTGGCCAGTTTCCGCCGGAGATCGACCTCCGCATCACCACCGACGGAAGCGGCGTGCAGACCGTCATATTCGACATCGCGCGCAACCCGTTCCCGGCCATCGACAGCTTCACCATCTCCAGTGCCCAGGGCTTCGACGCCAGCGTGTCCCACACCTATGCCTGGGACTGGGAGTCGGACTTCATCACACTCTACATTGACGGCGTCCAGCAGTTCCAGGCGGCGACATCGGCAGCTGACAACTACGACAGCAACCCGATGTTTATCTATATGCTGACAGCCGCCAACTACAGCGACTACGTCACTGCGGACCTGGGCATCGGCACGGTCGACCCCTCCCCGGCTCAGCTGCCGGCGTTCGCTCTGGTGTCCAGCGTCAACGTGTGGGACAGCAATCCAGGCGGCGGGCCACCTCCGCCTCCGCCCCCTCCGCCAGGGACGCGCAAGTTCGAGGACAACCCAGGTCAGGACGGGACCTTCTTCGTCTGCCCGTTCTTCACCAGCGCGCAGTGGCTCACCAGCGGGCCACTGATCAACATCCTGCGGAACGGCAGCTTCGGCACGCCTACCGGGGAGGTGCACCTGGCCTCCAACCAGGACAACTCCGCGCCGTGGTACAGAGGTCTTGGCGGTGCAGGCTACACCGACTGCACGGTGACGGATGGCACCAAGACGATTACGGCCAACCTGCCCATCGGCGCCACCCAGGAGCAGGGCGGCTCCGACAACAGTATCGGTGGGGCGGACGCCACACGTCCATATCTGGTCTGGTCGATACAGAACGCCACGATCAGCACCGGAACGGTGCAGCCTGGGTGCACCATCAGAGGCGACAACTTCACAGTTCAGGACGGCAGCGGTCCGTACATGATGGACGCCGTCACTGGGAACTTTGGGCAGAACAACACTGCTGGCGGCATCCAGGACTTCGAGATGGCGCTGGCGCTGGCCGACCCGAACTACGTGATCCAGCACATGCTGTGCTTCGAGCTGGACGCCAGCCAGATGAGCAGCAACGGCCCAATCTGGCCGCTGCTCGCCATCGACAACTCGTTCCCCAACACTGGGGGACTGTCGCAGGGCTACACCATCGGCATCCCGGCCAGCGTGCCCCGCCCAACCGGCATGAGCCGAGGGATGGCGCTGCTGTGGGACGTCTTCCAGCAGTTCGGTGGCTTCTTCTACAACCAGAGCGGCAACGGCTGCATCTCCATCGTCTGCTGCAACAACGACCCGGCGCACAACGCGCTGGCGCAGGACATCGCCAGCAGCTTCAGCGCCATCGTCGCGCACCTCTGCATCCTGAGCAACCAGTCCGGCATCTCCTCGATGAAGGGCTACGTGACTGGTGCGCAGTATGCATTCCCGCCACCACCCAAGCTGGACCTCTCGCCGACCGGCGGGAACTACGTGCTGCCCAGCAGCTTCGGCGCATGGTACGGGAACACCAACTACAGCAACGTGCTGGGTCCGCTGGTCGTGCCGGTCCCCCCGGCATCGTCCACCATCGGCGTCGCCACGCCGGGGCAGCAGTCCACAGCCTCGGGCTTCCCGGTCACCGGCACGCTAGGCAACTACACTGCCCCGCCCACGCTGCAGTATCGCGACGACTCCGGCACCTGGCTGGCTCTCCCGGGCGGAGCCACGGTGACTACTACCACGTTCACCTTCCAGCACCCGGCAATGTCGGCTGGAACGCACACCGTGTCGGTGCGGGACGCTAACAATACGTCGATCGCTGCGAGCAGTGGCTCGTTTCTGGTCACGTCGCCGACGCAGACTGTCATCGTCGACGCTGTGCCCTCCGGGGCACTGGTCGGCTCCCAGTACACCATGCGCGGGACGCTGTCCGGCTACACCGTGCCGCCAGCCACGCTGACCTATCAGGACGACGGTGGGGTGGTGCACGTCCTCCCGACAGTGGGGACAACGGTCACCACTACCTCGTTCGTGTTCAGACACCCCGGCCTCTCTCCGGCCGGCAGCCACACGACCGTGGTCGCCGACGGGCAGGGCACCAGTGGGTCCGTCACCTACGCCGTCGGGACTCCGTCCGGCAGCGCCTCGATCAACCTGACCGTCATCTCCCCAGGCGGCAGCAGCATCACTGACTCGCACGGCAACACATGGACCGTGTCCCCTGGCGGGCTGGTGTGTCTGAACGGCATCGAGGACACCACCTCGAGCAACGTGATCGAGATGGCCTACGTCAGCAACCTGACGTGGTACGAGAACTCCTCGAGCCAGTGGTTCTCCAAGAACAACGCCACCGACGCGTGGAATGGCCCGCAGACCAGCCCGCTCGGGACGCAGCCCATACTGTTCGTCTCCCCGCCGTCCGGCATCTCACCAGCCACTCCGTTCCAGGTAGTTGGCTCCGCTGCCAACTACGCGACCATCCCAGTCCTGACCTTCGCCGACGACGGCGGTGCGGCGACTGCCCTGCCTGCCGGCGCAGTGGTCACTCTGACGAGCTTCACCTTCACTCACCCAGGCATGTCGTCCGGCCCGCACACGCTGGTAATCTCCGACGGCACGCACAGCACCTCGGCTGCCTACTCGGTGGCGACCGCTGGCTGGATCGCTCTCCCGTCGCAGTCTGGCACGACCCTGACTGTGCCGGGGCTGCTGCCCGGCACGGCCTACGACTTCGAGGTATTCGCCTCCAACGTGGCCGGACAGGGTCCGTTCTCCGCCATCCTGACGGCCTCCACCTCCCCGACTGCCGTGGTTGTGCCGGGCGCGCCGACTGGCCTGACCTCGACAGCTGTCAGCACTACCACGGTGAGCCTGACCTGGACCGCGCCAGTCGTCGGCACCCAGCCACTGACCTATCAGGCGCAGTGGTCCCCGACTGGTCTGAACACGTGGACCAGCATCCCCGTGGTGTCCACTACCTCGGCCCAGGTCACCGGACTGGTGGCTGCCACGACCTACGACTTCCGCGTGAGCGCCAGCAACACTGCGGGCACCAGCCCGTTCTCGGCCATCTACACAGTGGCGACAGCGGCCACTGTGCCAGCCACAACGTTCAATCCCGCCGGGGCCAGCCCGACGGTCACGTTCTCCAACCAGAACCTGACCGCCACGATGGGCGGCTCGTCCACACCCTACAG